CGGAAGACGCATGGTTTTGATCTCTATGACCAAATGCTCTAGGAATGACGATCTTATCTGTGCGTTTTGCTAGTTCTTTAAACAGACCGCCAACCTCGATACCCTGAACATTGGTTTTAATTGCACCAGTTACAGATCGCCTATCAGCAGGAGCAAGAGGTATAGGATTAAAAGTCTCAATATGACTAGCGCCACCATTAAGGAATAAAAATAAAACTGCCGGATCATCTACCTGTTTCTCATTTGCAATAGTTGCTGTCACATTACCAAAGGCGTATGTTCCTACGCCAAGTTTAATAAAATCTCGTCTTTTCATAATATTCCCTTTCTAGCCCGGAGCTTCATAGAAGCCAATGTTGAACCCTTCTCTTGTGCAATCCTCAACAGTTTTATCCATACCATGTTTTTTGAGGTGCTTCTCTATATGTATACACATTTTTTCGTCAGTTCCCGGCCAATTATTTTTAGCAAAATGACATAAATACTTGCATTTCCAATGCGTTCTGGTGGGATCTATTGGTTTAGGATCGACGTTTTGTCTAATCTCTTCCACCCTATTTCTCAGCATCTCTAGGAATCTAGCCTCATCGCTTTTGTCGAACATCAGAGAAAACGGTTTAGGGTCTGGTTCGCCGTCTTTATCTTTATAGAAAAATATACTCATAATTCTATGAGGATATTCTGGATATAGCTTAGATATGGCGTAGAAGTAGAGGAGGAGTTGAGCGTCATTCTCAAGTTTTTCATAATCCTTAACCTCCCCTGTTGCCCAATCCATGCGGCGACCTGACTTCCAGTCAATCACCTCTATTGTATCGTCATTAAGTAGGGTTACAAGGTCAATCGTACCTTTAATTGCTAACTGCCCCTGAACCTTTTCTCCGTTTATTTCGTATTCAAACTTAGCCCAGTCTTCCTCAATTGGTATATCAAAGTGAGGCTCAGGATGATGAATGTTTCTTTGTCTAGGGTCAAACAGCCCATCGCTGTGCGTAAGGAATGTCCAGACTGTTTTAGCTACTTCCTTCCTTTCTTTTGGGTAGAATTTGTGCTTAGAGTCTTTTGCGTAGCAATCTATAGATGTTTCTATGAGTTCGTTTACAAAATCATCTGTATACAACTCGTCTCGATGAATCCTAATTTTTCCGGCAGCATCATCTTCTACAACTAGATACTTTTTTCTAGGGTTATCTTGTTGGAATTTTTTAAGTCCAGCTAAAATCTCCATAGCTTTATGTGCCATCGTTCCCATGTCAGCTTTTTTGCCGCTATCAGATTGGTGACCAAGAACATAGGTTATGAAGTATTGCATCTGGCAATACGCATAATTATTATAGCTTGAACTTCTTACATAGGTAACTAACATATTATTCCTTTAAGTGATTGTAAAACTTTTTCACCTTCACCGTTAAGGAATCAATACTTTCATTGCTATTTTCGATATAGTCTGTGAAGGGGTAATCATCTAGAGCTACTTCGCTAGAATGTGAATCTTCAAATACTTGTCGTGTTAGTCTAACTAATCTTCCACCAGCTTGCTCAATAGCCTCCGCTTCGTTAGGAAAGCGAACGTCTGCAATAATTGCCAGTCCTGATTGTTCCTGTTGTATTTTTTTGATGCAAGCATCGACCCAAATTGGTTCATACATCTTACGCATAATGTCTGTGCCAAAGAACTGCATGAATTCACGAGCGGTCATTGGTCCTCTTTTGTTTGGATTGTTGAATATTTCCAAACAAGGCATATTTTGCCAGAGCAGATGCGGCTGACGCTGATTCTTTTGTTCTTCCGTTCCCCATACGCACTCATGAGGGATGTCAAATAGCTTGACACAAATCCACTTAAGATGATCTGCAAAGCTATAGAGCTTTATGAAAGGCCACATGTTCCTCTCTGCGTATTGCACAAAGTTACTATCTTGCCTTGATACATCAAACTCTCCCCAGCCTTCGTTGCCAGATGAGTCTTCAGTCAAGATCATTAGCTGGCCGTCGCCACCAATGTTGTAATCCTTAATTAAACCATTCTCTTTGAGTACGAGGCCGTGAAGAATGTTTGCTACTGTATTTTTGCCCGCTTGCTTTCGGCCAGATATTCCCACTACTTTCATTAGAAGCATCCTTTTAGGTTTTGAAGTATATCTTGTTTTATTTTATTGGTAAACATGTTCCCCAAATCTTTGGTGTGCATTTGCGGAAACACTAGGTTAAACAGCCTTGAGAGATCTCGCTTAATTTTTATCTTAGCTTCTCTACCAGCCTGATCGTTATCTGTTAGTACGATTAGTTTTGTGATTCCTGTTTTTAGTAGTAGCGATCTTTGGCTTGTAGATATATCTTTACCAAAGAGACCTACTGCATTCTCTACCCCAGCTTCAAATAGTCGCCACACATCCCCTTGTCCCTCAACTAAGAACATACAGTTTATCTGTTGACCTTTACCTATGGCGTTGTCATAGTTGTAGAGGTATTCAGTTTTTTTGAACCCGTCAGAGAAAAGATATTTTGGTTGTAGCCAGTCTTTTGTAGATCTAGCTATGAACCCCACAGTTTCTTCGTTGTACTTTACTGGTATTATTGATCTGTTTCTCATTGTCAAAGAGTCGCTATCTCTTATGTCAAAATATTTTAGCGTTTCCTTCTTAAATCCTCTGCTCTCAAAATAAGGTGAACCCTCTAGCATTTTGTTGGGGAATGGCCCTATAAACACATCAGTGGGTTTTATCACTTTTGTAGGTTTTTTAAATTGCCTTACAAGTGTCTTAAAGTCTTTACTATCATCGTGTATTGTCTGTGGTTTCTTTGTGTCGCACGTTGCGTTTTCAAAATCATAAACCTTAGACAAAAAAGATAGAACGTCCGAAAAGCTATCTGTGCCTAAGCATCCGGATATAAAACCGAAAATGTCTTTGTTGTAATGCTCATGGCAACCGCGAGTCCAACATCTCCACATACGTCTTTCTACTGATATGGAAAGTCCGTTTGGGTTGTCACTACCCTCATGGATCGGACACTTCATAAATATATTATCCCCGTCAGTACGATAATCCAAGCCTAAACTAGATAGTAACTTATCAAAATCGTCAAAAATTATATCCTTAACTTTATTAAGATCTAGAGTTTTTTTACTATTTGTTTTTTGTGAATTCATACCACAGGAATCCTATGTTAGCGGTCGCATATGCAAACCATATTAGCGCATGAGGAAAGTCTTTCTGTCTTAAGTTATCTACACCGCATATGAAATAGCATCCTGTGCAAATTAAAATTGCGGATATCGCAAGGTTCATAATTTCTCCACTGATGGATCATTGTGAGTTCTGTTTACTCGCACGAATCGTGCGGTTTTGCTAAAGTCTTTTAGAGAAGTAGCCCCTGTGTATGCGCAGGCACTACGAACGCCACCGAGTATGTCGTTGATAACTAACTCAGCTTTGCCTTTGTAAGGGATTTCTTTGACTCTACCTTCGCTAGATCTGTAGCTAAGTAGACCATCTCCATGTTTTTCTTGTGCTTTTTTGGAGGACATACCATAAAAGCTAAGGCTAACTTTATGCTCTTTGCCTTCGTCGTCTACATCGTATTCCCATTCACCTTCACACTCGTCTGTTCCTGCCAGCATACCGCCCAGCATAACAAAGTCAGCACCAGCAGCGTAGGCTTTAGCTATGTCTGCTGGATATCGACACCCTCCGTCTGCACAAATCAAGCCTAGTCTACCAGCATCAGATCGTAGACCATGAGCAACGTGGGAACATTCTGAAATAGCAGATAATTGCGGGTAACCGACTCCAGCTTTAAGTCTTGTTGTACAGGCAGAACCGGGGCCAATGCCAACTTTAACGATGTCAACTTCTCCATGCAAGATTAATTCCGATACCATCTCTGGCGTAGCTACATTACCAGCCATGATAATTGAGTTGGGAAATTCCAACCTGATTTTAGCACAGTAGTCAACAAATTTCTCTGTATACCCATTAGCTATGTCAATACATATGTTAGGCTGGTGTCCAGTGCTATCTTCTATCTGAAATAGACGTTCAAGTTCATGCTCAAGATCCATACCAATACTGACCCAGACATTAGATTCTACATTGTAGTATTTAAAATAGCCCTCTATAGCATCTGCATCGTAGTGTTTATGTAGGCACGTTATTGCTTCATGGTTGTTTAAGGCAGTACCCATATTAAAGGTGCCTGTAGTGTCCATGTTCGCAGCCATTAACGGTACACCATGCCACTCTTTAGAGGACCAATAGAATTTAAAATTTCGTTTAAGTTTAACCTCCTTCCTGCTTGCTGCGTAGGATCTCTGTGGTACAAGCAGAACATCATCAAAATCTAGTTTGATGTCGTTGTCAATCTTAAGCATCGTTTTCCTCGTCTAAATCAAACGGAATATCTGAACCCTCGATAACATCACCATCCGGTGAAGATCTCATTTCGTCTCTAGTTCTCAACTCCCTTAGTTGGGAGTGAGAGCCTACCATATTCATATTTATGTAGTTGCCATCGATCAAGCCAGCTCCATGCCTCGCTTTGAGTGTTACCAATTTGCGATTACCCCCACTTGGCCCGTCTTCAGCCAGTTCCTCTGCGGACTTTAATTTAAATATAGAGAATGACGTACATAACCAAATAAGCCTGTCAGATCCACTCACAGCGTCCGTAGACTCCTTCGTAATTCCATCTCTATTTAATTGAACGAACGACAGGCATGGAAAATCATACTTGACTGCTAGATTGTGTAGATTGGTGATTTGAAAGCCAAGCGCTTGATATTCTTGGATGTTATTATTTATAGAACTTGAAGACATTAGCTTTAGGTAATCGTATACAACTAGACAATCTTTAGTTTTACCGTACTCGTCTTGGCCTACTTCTTGGATGATCCATCTTTTAATGGTATTCATTATAGTTTCAAACGGTGCGCCAGCAACACTAACATATGTGTATGGTATATCTCGTATTTCCTCTATCGCCTCTTTGACTTTAATCAGTTTCTCATCGTCGTCTGCAAATCTACCAGTCGATACTTCTTCTATTGGCACACCGCTTATATTAGACACGATTCTATTAAGATGATCTTCCTTGCTCATCTCAGTGTCGAGCATAAGTACAGGAACTCCATTACGAGCATTGTGCAAAGCAACATTATCTGCAAAGACAGACTTGCCCACTCCGGGCCTTGCGGATACGAGATCCACACACTTACGACGTAAGCCACCACCAATGACGGCATCAAATCTGGGAAATCCACTGGGCAAACCTATCTGGTCACATTGGTTCTCAATTAAAAATTCTACGTAGTCATCAATGTCGTCTCCAAGCTTTTCAGGTTTTTGTCCGACTTCATCCTGTCTTAAAAATTCTGTGATAGGAGCTTCAATTAAATTGACAATATCGTCTATTGACTCATCACCATTTATATCATCAATATCTTTACCAATCTTGTCTGCAATCTTCTTTGCTTTTCTAGCTATTTCAAACTTTTTTATTTGAGCAGCAAAGTGAGGAACATTATCCTGCTTGACAGGATAGTTCATTAGGTCATCTATATAAGAAAGCTCTTGTTCTGTATGGACAACTTCAGAAAGACTCAACTGTTCTGCCGCAGATAGAATTGCTGGTAGATCAATTGATGCTTCGCTGCCTAGCACCTTCTCGATACATTTGTATATTACTTGATTGTTTCTATGCGCAAAGCTGTTATGGCTTATAAAATCTGATATTTCAACGTAAGATTCAAGGCCATATGCAAATAACCCAGCTAAAACTGCACGTTCCGAACCAAGGTCCGAAAGTTTAGAGTCCATATTACCTTCCTGTGCAACGATTACATCTTAAGAATTCGCCGTGGATTAAACTTTCGTTTATAGAAAAAGTTTTTCCACAAATATGACATTCAACACTTCTTTTCTTTGGCTTGCCCCTCCTGCGAGGAGTCTTCATCTTTTCAAGTTTCTGGTAGTCAACTTCATCATCTCTGAATTCGCCATCATCTACCCATTTGTTTTTTCTGGCTCTCACCACTGATTTCCTTTTTTCTAGTTTATCGTCTGTTTCGATTACTCTAAAGTCATCGGTAATATTAGACTGGGGATTTTCTGAGGAAACCGTTTCCTCTTTTGGTACTGAAGTTTCTTTGTTTTCGCTTGACTGCAATAAGCCCTGTACCAACTGAGACTTTTGCTCATCCGTTAATGACTCTAACAATGTTTTTACAATGTCGTCACTCATTTTCTTTTACCCTTTTCAAATAAGATGTCTGCCTTGCGGCGAACGTTGTATTCCCTACTTTTTAAGTTTTCCAGTCTACCCTCTGCTGTCATCTTCCACTCATTAATTTTGTTAGCTATTTCATCATTTCTTAAAATCGTTGCGACCTTAATCTCATGCTTTGTGTACTCACCCCATTGACCGCTATTCACTTCTGATGCTATAATACTTTGAAGGCTATTGTCACACCATCGAACTACATTCTCCTGCCTTGCTCGCTCGTTTGCAACATGGTCAGCGAACTGATATAGTTGATAAGCATAATTGAAGCAGTCTTGTTGATTCAGTTTATCCATACCTTCAATAGAAAGGGTTTCTGCAATAACAAAGTCTGGATTAAACGCAGTTGGTACAACGTTTTTTGCTGTAATATAACCATCAATTCCATCAAGAAAGTATTTCAATCTATCAGCGGCGTTCAAGTTTCTGTCTCCAATAATCTTCTGAATCGTCAAATCTTAAAACTATTAATTCAATGTCGTTTATTTCGCACCACTCAGCTTTGTTTTTATCTCTAGCCTTTGCCTGCAAAAATCCCGCTTTACTCTTGTGGAAAAAAGGTGTGTACTTAAAGTGTTGTTGTCCATGTACCTCTACACCTATTCTAACATTCGGAATTAGAAAGTCAAGGTATAGCACAGATTTTTTTGAAGGTTTTACAGTACCCGGAAGTTTAACTTCTTCTAGTATAGAATAACCTTTAAATATATCCTTAATGATCTCTCTAGCTCTTACATGATAGAATGATCTTTTGGATCTGTCGTTATCTATATACTTTTTGAGATCTAGGTTATACTCTCGGCCATTTAAGCCAATCACTTTCATAGAAAAACTTCTCTTATTTGTTCATATATGAACTGGGTAATTTCTTCGTTAGATTCTAGAAAGTTTGTAACCTTTTCCATACCTTGGAACTTGAACGCTTTTGTTACTGCTTCTAAGTCCTCTGGATCGACTTCATTTTCTAATAGCCAGCTTTGGATAACAGGATCTAGTCTATTCTCTATAGCGCAAGAGATTGTGTACCAAGCGCCACTACGATCTATCATAGCAAATTCGCTCGCTATTTGGGCAACTTCTTGGCACTCATCAATACCAATCCCGTACCTAATCCAACTCTCAGTTGTCTTGAGCGGTGTACCTCCAGCGGCGGAAGTCTTTATAACCCAGTTTGCAATTTGACCAACGTGATTTCCAGAGTCTTTTGGTACTTCCCATTTGCCGCGATGTGTAATAACCATATTGGTGCCAGCCTGATACTGTAACATATTACCGCAGTCAGCCATTTTACTGGGAGCGTATCTGCTGCCACCAGTGTTTGCAATGTTGTGCGTGATAAAGATGCAAATAGCTTTCATTCTAGCAACGTCTCCACTGATGCGCTTAAAGAACATGGACAGAAGTCTGGGTAGAGCGTTACGAACACCGGTTCTGATTTCACCATCTAGTTCATCCTGCGGAATCATGCTGGACGTTGAGTCTATGATAGCTACTAAGTCTGGCGTATTTTTAACATACGTCTCTAGCGTGTTGAGATACTTTTCTGCGGAAACCAGAGGCTCTTTATCGGTAGCTTGAACAATTTTTATTGTGTCAATATCTAATCCTTTAATACCTTTAAAGTTTTCTTTTGTTAATCTCCCCTCGGTATTGAAGTAGATTACGTTTTTACCTTCTTTCTGAGCTTTTGCGGCAAAATAAAGAGCAGTCGTAGTTTTGCCAGTTTTAGGGTCGCCGGTCATCACTACACAGCTACCTTCTCTTAATCCCCCACCTAGCGCTATGTCTAGAGCTGGCGAGATACCAATAGTCTTGTAGTTTTCTAGCGAAGCTAGAACAGCACTTCCAGACTCAACGATAGAACCGTATTTCTTATTTATTTGATTGCTGACGGGATCATCGCTAAATTCAGTTACCCTACTCTTCTTCGCCATTTTCTAAGTTCCTTAATGTTTTAAATATATTCTTTTTCCCGAACCTTTTATCTCTACGCTTTGGGTTCTTCTTTACTTCAATATCCTGAGACTTGTCGGTTTCCTTATCTAATAATAGCTGATACCTCTTGATAACACCAAGGGCTTTTGGGTGATTTAAGGAAAAAATTCCTTTAAAATCATCAGATAAGACCGCCTTGACCAAGGCTTGCTCAGATATTTTATGGTCTTTCAATATTCGGTTTGCCGCAATCATCTGTCTTTTGAACGTCCAATCCCAAGGTTTTTTACTCCAAAACTTGTAGGGTAGAGACCCTTGGTTCTTATTCTCGGCATTCTTTTCGCACATTATTTCTGCAACAAAAGCTGCACAGGTACAGTATTCGCCTGTGCTTTTATGTTTGTATTTACTTTTGCTCGTCCTTTGTCTTCTTTTGGCCATTGTAAATAATCCCTTCTGGGAAACAGGATTCGATGTCATCTTCATAACTTTTCTCCTCAATCAACTCCGGTATGATAAACATCTTTTTAGTGACGATATCGCCTTTTATAACACCGACAGTGTAGTAGTGCTTTGTATCACCTCCCATCTGACCCATTACGGATCTTATGAAATACAAACCATCCGCATCCTTGATATCTATCTTAACCTCGTGAGATCTAAACTGCAAGTGGAAGTGAGATATGAATACACCTGTGGCGTCACAGATACTTTTAATACTACGCCACCGTTCGTAGTCATCGAAAAACAATTCCTTACCATCTGTCATTTTTATCTTAATCCAGATGGCTTGCTTGTTAGTTCTATACTTTTCTAGAAATTTTTCATTATTCATCTTTAATCTTCGTTATACATGATCTACGTTGCGATTTGTTTTGATTGAATGACGGTCTCATGTCGTCAGCCATGATAGAGGCATTTGGAGTCATAACGATTGACCCCTTTTCATTGTTAGCAAATTGCTGAGACAGTAGAGTTTCTGGCTTTTTAGGTTTTTGAATATCGTTCTTGTCTATAAAATTCTTGATGGACTTTTTTGTTCTGTCAAGCTCTTTTGCTAAGTCATCTACAGTCAAACCTTCTGGGTGCTTGTTTTCAATATAAAATTTCTCAGCTTTACTTAGTGGTCCTGTTTTAGTCATTTAAAAATCCTCTTTGCGCTTTGGTTAAATAAATTGAATTGTTTGTTTTTAGGTACATCATGTAGAAGTCAAATGTGTTTTTTGATACACGCTTAAATGAAGACTGTAAGTATCTTCTCCTGCTAGAGTACGTACCCATAGGGTCATACAAATTGCTTTCTAAAACTCTAACGTGATGTGAGCTTGCTGATCCATCTACATATATGATTTTGCCATATGGATCTTTTACGCTTTTCTTTTCTAGGTTAACACCGTTTTTGTCAAAGTAAACCTCTGATATTTCTTTGTCTAAGATTTCCTTTTTTATCTTATCTATCGCCATTATTTTTTACCTTTCAATATATAATCAGCTTTCTGTTTGTTCGTCATCTTGTTCAGCTCCTTATTTGTGACCGTGGCGTGTTCATGATACCAAGGTTTGCTCTCTTTGGGTTGGGACTCTTTGATCCTTTGCTGATTTTCTTTTATAAGGTTTTTATTTTTTTTTGCGTTACTATCAGCGATGCTACCAATAGTATTAGACCCAGTAACAAAAGCATGAACACCTCCCGTGATGACCCTGTAGAGTTTTGGTTCGTTGCACTCAGGGCAGAATGACAAAGGCTCATCATCGAACGCCTGTTTTACATCTATAAGTTTGTGTAAGCATCCTTCGCACTCGTAATCGTATAGTGGCATTTAATTCTCCAGTGCAGTTAGTACCCTGCCAATTATATCATTTCTCTGTATATCCTCATATCCTAGCTCACAAATCCCTACACGTTCGATATTGGAAAGTCTACTTATGCAGAAATCTAAGCCGCTTTTACCTCTCAAATCATCTTGGTTGATGTCGCCATTGATCATTACCTTGCTGTTCTTCCCCATTCTAGTTATAAACATTTTGATCTGCTCAACTGTGCAGTTTTGAGCTTCATCAAGTATCATGTAAGAGTTGTGAAATGTTGAGCCTCTCATCACCTCAAGTGGCTTATATTGAATTTGCCCTTCATTATCATAGTACCCATAGAAAGATTGTCCAAGAAAAAACTTTAGATTCTCTCTCATTGGTAGCAAGTAAGGAGCTATTTTTTCTCCTAGCTCTCCCGGTAGAGATCCGATATCTTTACCGGTGCAGACCAAAGGTCTGGTGATTATTATTTGTTCAACGTCTCCTCGATGTAAATGTTCAGCCGCTATACCGGCGGCTATGAAAGACTTGCCAGACCCAGACGGGCCTGAGCAAAAAACTACATCATTTTCTATGATTGCTCTTATGTATTCTTTTTGGTTTTCTGTTTGTGCTTCTACATGCTTAACTTTTGGCCTATCGTCTCGTTTGTTTCTTCTAGTTCTTGCCATTTATTTTTACCTTCTGGATTTTATAGATCAGTTTCTTTTACAAAGATTCCGTCAATCATCCTGCCTTTTCTATGTTTTATGTCATCCCAAGCCTTCTTTAGACACTCGGACAAGACAACGCCATTTCTTTCAGCGATGTTCAACATGACAACCAGCATATCACCGATATCATCTTTAACATCCTTTCCTTTACAGACACTATCAGAAAGTTCTCCAAGCTCCTGAGCAAGTTTTAGAACTTGATCCTTGTCTGTGCTGCCCTCAATCAAGTTTCTGTCGTAGTGCCACTTTACGACTTTATCAATTAAATTGTGAAGATCGTTATCCTCGTCCTCGAAAGTAATACCTTCGGGGTAGCTTGTGAAGACAATCTCTTGACTCAAACCGTTAACAGTGTCTATGTAATGGATACCTGCTATGTTCTGGCGCTCAAGCATCTCCATTCTTGCTAGCTGGTCAGGGTGTATATCTTTGTCTGTCATAGTCCCATATCTCCAAAGTCTATATCGTCTAAATCATTTTTACTTGCACCTATTTTATAGCTCGTAATCTCGTGTTCTTGAGGTGCAACCTGAACAGATTCGCTACTCATCCAAGCCTGAGTCCAACCGGCTATCGGGTTTTTGCCAACGTTTTCATAAGGCAACCCTATAGTTTTACGGCGAGACATGCACAGCCAGTCAATATACTGGTGAAGCACCGTCTCGTTCAGACCTATAATTGACCCGTCTTTGAATAGGTAAGAAGCCCATTCTTTTTCTTCTTTAGCGGCGTTCTCAAACATGGCGACAGCATCTTCTTGACACTGTTTCGCTGTATTCACAAACCCTTCGGATTCCTCGGAGTGAAGAATCTTTAGTATAGCTTGCGTATTAGCTAAGTGCAACGCTTCATCACGTTTGATTAACTTGATAATGTCTGCGTTACCCACCATCTTTTTGTTTTCCGCAAATGCAAAACTACAAACAAAGCTAACATAAAACCTAATTGCTTCAAGGATGTTAATGCTAACCACGGTCATGTAAATTTGCTTTTTTAACTCTGATGGCTTTGTTGTGTTACAGGCCATACCCATTAGATCGTTATAGTCTGCAATCGCAGCGTTTGCCCTTTTCATAATCTCTTTGTCTTCATAAATTCCGCCAAAAATTTCGGAACTGTCAGCAAAAACATTCTGAATGATATAACT